TGTCTCGTGTTTCCTTTCTGCGCACGGAAAACAGCCGTGCGATCCTGCCGCAGAAACCTGCGGTATTCAGAACAATCTCTTACAGGTTTCGATCATGCGCCTTCGCTCACAGAATGAGCATCGCATCCCCCATACTGACGGGAGTCGGGATGCCAGTATGGAAAGTAGCGAAAACGCGAGCATTTTCAAAACGCAGGAGTGCCTCTGGTTTCGTCTGAAACGCTATCATTGCATCCAAAGATTGTTTGTATCTGTGCAGCAAAAAAGCCCCGTGTGGGGCCTTTTTGTTCGGCATAGCACCGCGTATTTCTATTTTAGCAGATACTTGCCGATAATGCAACCGCTTTTTGGACGGTATCAGCGGCCGAGCGTAAAGCTCACTCCGGCAAAGTCATCTGCGGTCAAGACGTAGGTTCCGTTGTCCCACGCCTCGTTGACAAGCATCTTGGCTTCTTCCCAACTTGCGGCTTCGACGGGTACGGCCTTCTTCAGGTATTCGATGATGACCACATCGTAGGTGCTGGTCCGGGGCGGAAGCGCTACCTTTGCGCGTTCCATCATCATGCCCAGAATCAGCTCGTCCTTCTGAAGCTCGCTGAAATAGTCCGGGTCGCCGCCTTCTTTTCCCGCTTCCTCCAGAAGAAGCTCGCTGTTCATCTCCTGACAGAAGTCGATGCAGTCCCGGATGGTGTATGGCTGATCGTTGTCGGCATTCTCGCCGTCCTGATTGTCATGCAGGGCGAGATGGAACTTGTCATCCATCATCAGGCTGTAGTCATGCCCCTCCAGATAGCCCAGCAGCACTTTGGCCTCAATGGCGGCAAGCTCAACACCCTGCCGGACAGAAACGGCCATCAATTCTTCGGACTTCGTAATCAGCGTCATATAAGCGCTCTCCTTTCATTCCATACAGACTTTTCCGACCGAAAGCAGATATGAGCGCCAGCCGTAGCTGATGCCGAGGGTGATAGCCCGGTTGTTTACCTGTTCAATCGTGTACTTCGGTGGTTTGAACGGCCTCGGCTCCCCTGCCAGCAACTCCTCAAGGCGGCTCTGTTTTCTGCGGGTGGACTGTTCCTTGCTCCGTTCGGCATAATACTCGCGGTTCGCCAGATAGTATCGGTGGAAGGCTTCGGCCTGACGCTTCTTGGCGCACTCCTTGCAGAACCGCTGGCGGTTCGTCGGGTTTTCAATCTCCCTTCCACACACCTCACACTTCTTGCCGGTCATCTGAAAATCCTCCCGGAGTCCTTATCCATGAGAACAACCCGGCCCACGATCTCAAACCCGGCGAGATCGGCTACCTGCTTCAGTGCGCCGACCAACGCGCTGATGGTGCGCATTCGGGCCGCTTCAAGCTGTTCCTCCTTGCGGATGTTCTTGTGCGCCTCATACGGCGTCGGGTCGTTGTAATGCTCGCTGTTCTTCAGTTCCACGGTCGGCACCTCCTCATCAACAGATCATCGGAATCAGAAAGAACCACAACGGGTACGTCTGCCCAGTTACGATAATGGCCGCGACAATCGCAGCTCCAACAGCCAGCCACTTGGCTGCATCAGATATTTCAGCCCACATTAGTTTTTTCCTCCGTTTCAAGGTCTTTGTACGTTTTTCCCATCATCCGCTCTGAAAAATACAGCGCTTCAGCCAGTCTTCCCTCAACGATCATTCGCTCGGTGCAGATCTGCTTTTTCCTCTGGCGCTACAGGCAACGGCATCCAGAACGGAACGTCCACAGGGTGAAAAATTGCATTCTCCCAATATGTGATGTCAACGTGCTTGACCGCGGCTCCCCAAACAATGATTCTTCCGAGTCTGTCAGCATCCGCTTCTGTCGGCGGGTCATACTTGGAATTTCTCCAGCATTGACCGGCCACTTCCTGCGGGGTAGCTTCTGGCTGGGTGTCGATATAGTTCTCCACATCCCGTAATGTGTGGATATGGCCTACCTTCATGCCCATGCGCAGGAACTCTTTCAGCATCTCAGCTTCAAGATACCGTTTCTTACTCATAAGGCGTCGTCCTCCTTTGCCTCAGCAACGTAGCACCAGCTCTGGGGCGGCTTGCTCAAACAGCAGCCATTGATTGCGCAGGTCGGCGGGAGCATATAGCTTCCAGACGGCTGATAATGCTCGCAGCTCTCATTTCCACAGACATCGGTTCCGTTCATGCCACGAAAGTCATGCCTAGAAAAGCCGGACAAGGACTTGGGCTGGTCATAAATCTTCAGGTCTGAGATATGCCACGCATACAGCTCCTTGCGCTCGGTGAACGAGGAGCAATGGCTCCATCCGGCGTATTCTATGATTTGCTTCAAGGACAGGCAGCTTCCAGACGTGGCTCTTTCGATGTCTTCTTTGACAATCCATGTTTTGCCGATGATAGGCCTTATTTTGTCGCAGACGAACTCGGCGATAACGGTCTGTTCTTTCTGTCTGATTTCGATTGGAATGTTGCCACCGTCCCAAGTGACAAATTGCGGTTTACCGCGATATACTTCTCCGTCGCCAAAGACATCTCCATCTCTAAAGATGGTGATTAGCTTTTTTTGAGCCTTCGTGCAGTAGATGTAACACTTGAACGGAGGCTTCAGTTTTGGCCGATTCTTGCGAATCTCCACAGTTTTTTCTCCGTTGAGAATCTTCACGCACCACTCAGGTCGGATACTCAGGAGGACAGCTTTGTGTTCAGTGCTCATTCTGCTCCTCCGTATCCTCAATTTTTCGCATTGCCATTACCTCCCTTCCTTCTTTTCCCGTATGAGCAGAAACCGTCCGGCGGCATCCTGTACTCCTCATCATACCGAATCCGTCTGTAGCACCACCCCGCCTTGATGTTCTTTCCATCGGCGAGCAAAGATGTCTTTCCGTAGTTCTTGAAATGTTCACAGTCCTTGCAGCGTACGACGGGCTCTCCGTCATAGTAGCCGTCATACTGTCCATCCCAGTGTGCCATCGGCCGCAGCGTTTCCGGGTCGATGAAAGGCGCACTCATCAGGTCATCGGCAAACCCGGAAACGAGGTTCGCAACGCTTTCCTTGACAACGCCCTTGTTGTAGTCGAGATGGTTCCCGGAGGCCATCAAGGTTTTGGCCTCCTCCAGATTCTTCTTCGCCGCATCGTTCCATCCGTTGACGATGGGCACTACATTAACTAACCGTATGTCGCTCATTTTTTATCTCCTTTCAGACAAGCCACTGGGCCATCATACTATCAAGCTCCGAGAAGCCGGTGCAGTGCAGTTCGGCTTTCTGTTCATCGGAGAGAGCGTTGAACAAATCCATCAAAACTGCATCGTACATCGCTGTATCGACATCGAGGCTGTTATGCAGGCAGTACGAGGTCCACAAGGCCACAAGCTGGTTCTGGCAGGCATCGTTGTAGAAATCTGTCGTGTCATCCTTGAGGTAATCAACGAGGAACTGCCATTCGGACTTCTCGGTCATCCAGATCACCTCCAATCTTGTAGGTCTTTCCCCGGCTGCGGCCAGTCCCCTTGCAGTACTCCGCAATCCAGATCGTCTTGCCGCTCTTATAGTGGCGAAAGTGGCCTCTTACGGTAAAGGAACAGGCCGGGCTTGCATGGTGGCCTCTGGGAACCACTGTAAGCTGTTTTCCGGCCGAGTGAATGATGTATGTGGTGCTCGCCGTATTCGGCTTTGTGGAGCTTTTACGTTCAGCAGGAGCCTTCGAGGTTGTGGTAGCCACGCCACCGCGGATGCTGCCCGTTCCATACGTCATCAGCGCCATCAGGGAGCCGTACACGGTCAGAGCGCCCTGTTCGGTTTCGGTGGGGTTGCAGTCCGCAGGAAGCGTGCTTACTTTCTTCTTCCACAGGCCGTTGCCCAGCGGAGCAAAGACAACGTGGCCGAGCTTCCGGGCCGGGCTGTCGAGGTAGAGCTCCAGCTTCTTGTCAGAGCGGAAGCACTTGATGGAGATGCCACTCTCGACAATCTGGATTTCCACCTCTCGCAGGGGAACCGGCATCGAACGAACCAGATCGTTGTGCTCATCTCGCCATGCAAGGAGCTTTTCGATGTCCGCCGCTGTGACTACGATCTTGTCCATCATCCAGAATCCCTCCCAACGAATGTGCCGGCATAAAGCCGCCCGCCGATCATGTAGTGGTAGTATTCATGCCCACGCTGGATGTCGGCCTGTCTGCCGGGCATGGGCCGCAGAACCAGCGGATGCCCAGCAACCTGCACCACATATTCTCCGGCTGGGATGAGCGCCGCCATCCACGGCTCCACCGGACTGGCCCGCGCCGGGCAACCATCCATGCAACAGGTGGCAGTAACCGGGTCTACGTTCATGGTGAACATGGAAAGCTGCTCATATCTGCTCATTTTGCCACCGCCTTTTTGATGGTGAACCGCCATCCCGGCCCATAGGCCATGCGGTACTCGGCAAGCATCTTCAGAGCTTCGGGCCGGGTGTCGAACTCGTCGATGTCCTCCCACGGCTGGCCGGGGTACTTTCCACGAATCTTAAACACTGAAACCGACCTCCTTCACGGCAACGCCGTTCTTGTCGCACCAGACTTCCTTGCTGCCGAGCTGGCGCTTGGTGTAGCCTTTGACAACGTGCATCTGGTAGTCTTCCTCGGCCTGCGGGTCATGCCAGTGCAGGCCGCGAGCTTTGTACAGCGGCATCCAGTGTTCCTCATAGAAGTCGTACCCGGCTCCGTCGATTCCGAAGAAGTAGCCGAACTCGTCAGACTGATAGACGCGGAAGCCGCAGTCAGACATGGCTCGAAGACCGCCATTTTCCTCAAGCCACCAATCATCAATGTTGTCGCCAAACGACCACATCGTTCCCCACATCGGAAGAACGTCGTCCCGTTCAACATCAAAGTCATCTTCCTCGGCGGAAACGAGCTTGCCATCATACAGCTCGATGCAGTACAGGTCGCTCTCCTCGTTATAGCTCTTGATGGTGCCGCAATGCTCAAGGCTGTCAACCTCATCGGGCAGATCATAAACGTATACGGTGTCACCGGCAGCAGGCTTGGTGATTTCGGTCCAGTCATCGGGGTTCATGCCCATCAGCTTCTCAATCATCCCCTGCGGGATGGCATTCATTTCGCGGACCCACGCTTCAGCAGCATCACGGATGGTGCGATACTCAACGGTCATAGCAAATTCCTCCTTAATCTCCGATACTGAGGTAGTCGGAGTAAACGGTATCATCTTCCTTGCAGTAGTAGTAGCTGCGGTCGCCGTAAGCTTCCCAGTCGAGAAAGATGAAGACAAGTTTCTTGCCGTTCCGTGCCGCCTCAACGGCAGTCGGGAAAGACTTGTACTTGTGTGCCTTCAAGAACTCGTTGAGTGCTTCCTTCGATGGAAGAATGGTTTTAGTAGCGTCGTTCTCCATGAGGATGCTTCCCCTTTCAGATGGACGCGCAGAAGTCGCCGAGCTTCTGCCACAGGTGGAACGTCTTCCGGCTCATCTGCACGGTATCGGGAACGCCCCGGCCGACCGTCCAGTTGTGAGCCATGCGGAACAGCCGCCCTGCGGCCTCCCGCTCCGATTCGCTGAAGTCGGCCAGCCATGCCCTGCGGCGGCGACCGCTGCTCCAAGTGCAGCCGTAGCGAACCATGCAGATGAGGTCGTACGGGATGTTCGCCCGGACTTCCTCAGCGGTGAGCTTCATCATTCGCTTTGCCATATCACTCATCCTCCTTAATCCTGAAAAAAGCCATTGCGCTTGCCTTGATGCTGCTCGGCCATCCGTCCGGGTAGGGCCGCTGCGTACCATCCGTAAAGGGAACCATTGCGGTGGCCTCTACGGCCAACATCTCGCCCTCGTACTGGTAGGGGCGGCAGCGGAACGTGCGGAGCTGGATGCTCTCGCATTCCATCGTACCAGCCCCCATGCGCCGCAGATCATCCGCGTTGCGTGCTGCATTCGGGTCATACCCGGCGGCTTTCATGTGGTCCAGAACCGTCATATCAGGCAACCTCCTTTCCGACAACATTCAGGCAGATGCAGAACCGGCCATCGAGATCTTCAACCTCCCAGAAGTAACCGCCGGTGTACTTGCCATCGGTCAGCGCCTTGTCCTGCCAGAAGCCTTCCTTGATGCGCTCCGTGATGGTCTCCTGCCAGCCATCAAAGCGCTCATCCCCGGCCAGAGCCTTGAAGAAGCGGTTGACCGCGGTCTGCCACATCTTGCAGTCGGTGATGAGGTCAGCGCAAACCATGCCGTTCGGCTTGTTCACGATGGCAACCAGATCGACGTCCTGCCGGTGTTCGTCCTGCTCGAAAGCCTCGAAGCTGCTGTATTCTTTCACCTTCAGCATTTCTAAATCCTCCGTGTTTTGGTAAGTTGTTTTCTGTATCTTCATTCTAGCTTACCGGTCTGGTAAGTCAAACGTATGCTGAAGTTTTCACAAAAAATTTTACGGTATTCCGAAGATACTTTATGGAGGCTTACCCTACTTTACGGCTGAACCTTTCCCAGAACTGCTTGGCGATGTAGGGGCTGACCGGGGTGATGGTATGATGCTGGCATCCAGAAAGCTGGTAGAGGACGGTGAAGTAGTTCCCGGCGGCATCCTCGAACAGCTCTACATAGAAGTCCTCGAACATCACGGCCTTGTTCGAGCAGAGCGATTCTGCCTTCCGGGTGTCATATCGAACGCCGTCTACGGTCTGCGCTACGGCGGGGCTGGTGCTGTTGCCAAGCTCCGGGAGGCCCGCACCGTTGGCATCACTCATGGAGACCTCATAACCAGCAAAATGCAGAGCCTTTGACAGCTCATCGAAGGTGAGCGAGTTGTTCTTCAGCCGCCCGCTGAGGTTCTGCGGGGTCCAGCCCATGTGTTCGGCCAACTCTTTCTGGGTCTTCCCTGCTCCAGCAAGGGCTGCGCGTACCATGTCAGATGCTCGCATACCATCAGCCTGCCTTTCCAGCCAGAACCCGATTCAGCAGGCTCTCGTACATGGTCTGGAGCATTTCACACTTGGCTTTCGCTGCGGCCAGCTCCGCAGCCATGTTCGGATTTGACGCAGGCGTAGATACCTTGACATCCCGGATGACCGGAACTTCTTTCGTGACCTCCACGATTTTCTCTACGGGCTTTCCAACTTCCAGCTCCAGCGAGATCAGCATTGCAACCTCCACGTTGGTCATCTCTGCCGGGGTCAGGTGGCCCTTGTAGCCCAGCAGGCGGTCAACCGATACGGTCGTAATCTGCTCACAGAGGGCAGTGCTTTCACGTTCAGAGCTGCGGATGAGAACGTGCGTCGGCAGGTCTTTCTTCGGTTGGGTGGTCAGGTATACGACCTCTACTATCTCTGCACAGGCGTTGTTCTTCTCGTTGGAGACGATGATTGCCGGGCGGCCTGCCGCCTGCTCACAGCCGGTGTAGTTGTCCTTGCTCACATACCAAATGTCGCCACGCTTGATTTCCATACTCTTACTCCTCCTTTGCCTGACGCTTCAGCTCGGAAGCGTCAATGGTGATGCAGGTGGTGTTGGCGATGATGTTATCGGCAATCCCCTTTCCATGCTCGTCCAGCAGGGATTCCAGCGAGGTCGCGGTGAGCCGCAGGGCAGCGACCATGAACGGGAAGTCCATCAGGTCATACCGACTTACAACGCCCATCAGCTCTTTGGTCATCGCGGTGACGCACTCGGCAGAAATGCTACGGGCATCATCCGGCTTGTTTGCAAGCACTGCCAGCGTCATCCGCAGCGCATAGGGCATCATTTTCTCAGCCATTGTCTTTGTCCTCCTTATACTCGCTGACGGCCTCCGAGATTGCATAATCGCGGTGGTACGTCCAGCTATCGTCATTATCAATGTACTTCCGCATCAAGACCGCCGCACGCGGGGCGAGCGCATTGAGCGTCGTGCGGTCAAGCTCATAGGCTTCCATAAGCTCCTCGTCGGTGAACTGTGAGATATGTTCCCGAACGTCCTCCTCATAGCTCCGAAGCTCATACTCGGAGTAGGAGCGAACCAGCTCACATCCATCCAGCGGCTTCGGGCAGTAATCGGTGCAGCCATCATCATGGATGCCCGGCTTCTTCCCAGTCAGGAACGGGGCCATGCAGATGCCCTGCGAGTTGAACACGCAGGTTTCAGAACAGCATTCAGTGCAGAGCTTCTGGCAGTGTAGCAGGCTCGTGATGCTTGCCGCGTTAGAGGCATCCTCGTTGTAAAGCAAGTAGGCAATGCCCTTGCTATGCCGTTCATCAAACCAGCGCCAGATGTCAACTCGGCTGGTTCCTGCCGGGAAATCCAGAAACGGGGCCTCCATCGTTTCGGTGGAGGGGTCCATAGGGACATCCCCGAACTGCTTCCACAATTCTTCAAGCAGCGCATCGCGCTCTCTCAATGTTCTCATTACCAACGCCTCCCCAGAAAGAGCCTCGCCAAGCCCACAACAGCCATCGCCCCGACGATTGCCCAAAAAGCAGCGCAGAGGATGTCCGTGGCCGTTTCGAGCCACTGATCTACCACGATCAACCATGCCATCATCATTTTGCCTCCCCTCAGCCGAATACCAAATCGCCGAACAGGGCGTACTGGATTATCGCGTCGGCACATCCCGCGTCAATCTCGCCGCAGTCCACCTTGCCGTCGCCGCTCACAGCTCCGTAGCAGTCCCCGCCGTTCTCCAGCCAGAGCCGGAATCCCTGTATGAACTTTTCGATGTCCAGCTCGTACCACTCGGTGTCCTGCTCGTCAAACGGTTCCGTCACATGAACCTTCAGCGTTCCACCGCGAGAAATCTGCTCGCTGGCATACTTGCCAAGATACTGGCCCTCGACCGTCACACGGTCGCACCAGTAGCAGATGCCACCTTCCAGTGCAGAAACCATAATGTCATCGACATCCTGACCGGTCGGCCGAACGACCAGCTCGGCATGAACCTCAAAACATTTTTCGTTCGTCATATTGTCCTCCATTCGTCAAATTTTCGGGTCAAAAATCAGGCCCGTCCACGTCTTGTTGAGCCGGTCGCGGTACTTCCCGGTCGGAACCATGTACTTGTCCGGCAGCTCCGGCGGTAGCGGCCGCTCGTTCCTCAAATCCATACCAGCGTCGAACATCGAGAGCTGCACGGTCTGGCTGGTACGTTCCCGCAGGAGCCGATACCAGTAGATGATGTGGTTCCGAACAAGGTTCAGATTCACGCCATCCGGCCATGCAGGGTCAGAACAGCCGTTCTTCTTCAGGTCATCCCAGTGCTGATATTCAGCATCCAACTGCTCCCTGATCTGAGCTTCATTCATCTCCTCAGGGGGAATGTAGCGGCTCACAGGTGTGCCTCCTTTCGGCGCTCATCGGCGATGACATCAGCGGTAATGCGGTCAACGCCGAGCTTTTCGAGCTGTCGGTAGGCTGCTTCCTTTTCCTGCGGGCAGTCGGCCCGGACGAGATCATCAATCATGTCACTCAGCATACACCAGCCTCCTCTCTGGTGATAGCTCCGTGAGTCCACGGCCCGGTGCGAACGCCAATGCTGGGCAGGCGGGCCAGCAGAGCCTTTTTCATGCTATCGAGGTATTCCCGATAGCGCCGTTTCTGAAGGCCGGCCAGCCATGCGCTCTGACAGTCGGAGTAGCCGTCTTTCTGAATAAGCTCGACGGCCAGCGACCACTCGTTGTCCTCCACACAGATGTAAAACAGCTCATTTTCGAGGATGACCCGGCGCTCATTGCCGAGCCAGACGTTCGAGTTGGCCACAGGCTGGAAGCTTGGGCAGAGCTTCCGCAGTTCGGCGCAGAAGCATCTGAGAACGTCTTCCTCCTTGTAGCTGCTCTCGATTTCATCAACGTACCAGTCATCGGCAACAAGTTCATCAAGGCTGATGTCTGCCATCATCCGAATTTCAGGCTCCTTTCCGTCAGGGCCGTCCTTGCGCCAGACCTGCAGATCATCGTTATCGATGTAGAACAGACCCTCATACGGGCCAGCCGCATAAACATTTCCGCGTCCCATACCGCCTACTCCTTTCAAATAACGCCACCATCGGCGGTGATGATGCAGTAGCCGCCATCCCGACTGTAACTGCCGCAATACTCGTTCCCAGCTTCGTCAATCCACAACGGATAGTGGTGGCTATTGTCCATTCCGTAGTAAACATCAGGCAGGCGCTTCAGCTTTCCAGCAATCTCGAATCCGACCGACTTTGCATACTCACGAACGGTCATTTTATTTATCCCCTTTCTCACTCGCCCCAGCAAACGGCGTCTGCCTCATCGGGCCGTTGCCATTCAGGTTCTTCTTCAAAACCCCGGTCATCAGGCGGCTCCGTCATACCGCCGAACCGGTCAAGCCGACCGGAGCAATCATACATCGGATTCATCGCTGTTCTCCTCCATCAGAGAACAAAGCAGATAACGAGCAGGGTGACGGCAAAGGCTGCTGCGCCGATGGCAACGGCGTTCAGCACGTTGTTGAAACGCTCCCGGTCGGCATCCTTCTGGCGGCGGGCTGCGCGGCTCCGCTGCTGTGCGGGGCTGTTCAGCATCCGCAGGAAGCAGTTCGGGTCGTTCTCCCACTCACGAGCAGCGGTCATGTTCTTGTTTTCCATAACTAAAACCTCCAAAATATCATGTATCTGCGGGTGGCTCCCGCGACGCCCAGCGGGGCGTTTCGGCCGGTGCCAGCGGCCATCATCAGGCGGGTTAAGCGTTGAGATAGATTGTAAGAGAGGTCATTGCGCTTTCCATTCCGAATCCGTAGAAGTGCTCCTGCACATCGTCGGATTTTTCCATCTTGCGTGCCTGCTTCAAAATGGCGTTCATTGCTTCTTCCAGCTCTTTGGCGGTAATGGTTTCTTTCATGGTTCAGTCCTCCTTGTTGGTGTACTCGTCGGTGTCAAGGCTGGATTCGCCCATCAGAAACACCCGGTGCTTGCCCTTGGCATCCCGTACCCAGTCGCCGCCCAGAACGGTGAGGGTGAAGATCATCCCTTGGTACTGACCCTCGGCGTACAGCCGGGCGCTTTCTGCCACGTCCTGACGGTGCATGACGCACCACTGAGAGTCCATACTGAACGCCAGCATCCCCAGATGGCCGCGCAGTTCCTTCTTCTTCACGGTTCAACCCTCCTTACCCGAAGTACTTAGCCACGAATGCCGACTTGCTGAGCATGTGGGCATCGTACACATACTCAATAGCGTCTGCGGAATCCATATCCGCGCCCTCAACGAGCTCTCTGACCCGACCGCAGAGGTTATGCTCGCGGATGTACTGCTTCATCATTTCCAAGTTTTTCATTTCTGTGTCCTCCGTTCATCTTACCGTTTTGGTATGTTTTTCTGTATCTTCATTCTAACTTACCCACCACTGGTGTCAAACGAAAAGCGAAGATTTACCGAAAAAATTTATGGAGTACATCTTGGAGTTTACCGGCGGTCAATAGACCATGCCTTCCGGGTCAATGATGGCACATTCCTCACCGTGAACGTAGTAGGCGTTGCCGCCCTCATCCACCCAGACCCGGCAATAGCCAGACGGCCCAATTTCCGGGCTGTTGGCCATGTCGTCCCACTCTGGCTTGCGGGTCAGTTCGCCGACCACCGCAAAGCCAATGTCCGTTGCATACCGGCGGGCAATGCTCTCAGTAGCAGGCATGAGCGGTGTTGACGATGCAGCGAACCATCTTCTCGATGGCCTTGTCAATCGGGCAGTTCAGGAATGGAAGGTTCTTGTCAGCTACAATCTCACTTTCAAGTATCCAGCCGTGCTCGTTACGAGCCTCAACCCAGCATCTGCCATCGGCTTCGCCGAGCTTGATTGAAAACGACAACTCCGCTTCATCGCAGTATTCGAGGTAACCCCAGAAGATGTAGGCCACATTCTTGCTGAGGCGTCTGACCGACCACTCCCAGTTGGGGTCGTTCTGGTTGGCCTCGGAAACCAACTGGCTAATCAGTTCCTTGTGTTCACGCAGATCATACATAGTTCTCAACCTCTTGACTTTCTCCTGCCCTCCTGATAAGATGGAAACGAGATGGGGCAGGTCCCATCCCGTTCCGTCTGGCTAGGTTCCCACAGGGTCGCAAACTAAGTGGGGAACCTAGCCTTTACTGTTTCTTAGACTCGCCGGTTGCGGGGTCGAGGACTCCGGCAATGCACTTAATGCACTGCGTCGCTTCCTCGTCCGTGTGACCGTGAGCTTTCAGCCAGTCGATCAAGCGGCTGGCTTCCAAAGCGGTCATGCTGCACTCGCCTTTCATTTTGTTACACCTCCTGCTCGTGCTTCCAACTTACCAGCCGGATGCTGGTAAGTGTAGATAACTTACCTTTTTGGTAATTTATCTTAGTATCATTATAACTTACCCAACTGGTAAGTCAATCTGTTTTTTAATTTTTTCAAAATATTTTTTATATCCACTGGCTATTTGATGCCAAGCCGCTGGTAGCCTCTGGAAAACCTCTGAATTTGCATTTTGGTTACGGGTAAAAGTGTATTGGGAAACGTCTGGAACCCTCTGGGAAGGATTTGTCAAAAGTGCATAACAAAATTTGGCTATTTTGAGAATTGATTTTTCTGGCGACGTTGTTCCATCGAAATTTCCGTGCAAACAAAAAAATCCCCCTGCACCAGCCTTTTTACGGGTCATGGTACAGGGGGATTATCATTTTACGCTGACTTTGCGCTGACTCAGCCCAGATTCAGCGTATTCTGGGCAGCGGCCTGCTTGGCGGCGACGTGGTTGGCGTCGATCTGGGCCTCAATACGATTTTCGAGGTACTGGGTCGTATCGCCGAATGTGCTCTTGATGTAGTCCTGCGCGTCGCTGCTCATGCTTTTCAGGGCGGCAGACACGGCCCGCATCAGGGCTTCCTTCTGCTCCGCCTCATTGAACGTCCCGGCGGATTTGAGGTCGTTGACGTAGGTCTGGTTCATTGCGGCCACGGCATCGGACACCGCACTGCCGATTTCGCGGACGAGGCGCTGCACCTTGATGTCGTTGATCTTTGCCACGATGAACTCGATGAACACGGCAATGCCTTTCTGGATGCAGACGGTCACGATGGGAACGCAGACCAGCAGGGCAACGTACAGCAGGCTTCTCGTAAACTCATTCATATTCGGTTACTCCTTTCATTCAGTGAACCTGATTCTTCAGGCTGTTCATCCGCTTATCACCTTCGATGGCGGCAGCGGTAAAGCTGTTGTTCTTCCACCACGCAGCGACGCTGGTGGCAATGGTCAGGCCGGTGGTCACGAACTGTTCCACCTCCGAACTTTCGATGGGCAGCAGGGGCTTCCCGGCTGCACTCGAAACCTGATTTGCCAGAGCGAACGCCAGAGCGGCCGTGCGGGCCAGCGTAGCGATGGACACTTTGCTATTCGTCATAGAGCCTATCTCCTCTCACAGGTACTTGTCAGCGCCAGACAGCGCCTTCCACGATGCAGGGCCGCAGATGCCGTCCACAGTCAGGCCATGCGCCTCCTGCGCTTTCATCAGGGCATTTTCCGTCCCCTCTCCGAACAGGCCATCAGCCTTCAGCTTCAGGAGCTTCTGGAGCATGATCGTCGCACTGCGGTTCGCGTCCCCGGTGCAGCCCCGGCGGATGGTGGGAAGCACGAACTTGTTGTAGGTCGTGCTGGGGTACTTTCCAGGCGTGGTGCAGAGCCACGTCGCTTTCGTGCCACGGGTGTCGGCGTGGACAAAGGCTCCACGGCTGTGCCAGTAGATGCCGATGCCGCCGAACCCCACGGCTTGAGCAAGGATGCCCAGTGCCACAGGGTTGATACTCCGATTCTCCGTCCTCCAGTCCGCTGCCATGCCGTAGCGGTGCTTGGAGTTCGGGCTTCCGCCCACGGCCTTGCTGGCGTTGTGCGTGATGCAGCGGTAGCCAGACGTGATCTTCAGCGGGCGGTTCACCTTGTCCCGGATGAGCTGGAGCTTTTCGGCCAGCTCCGTGTCCACCGACTGCTGTCCGCAGCCGCAGGGACACTCGAACTCGGACTTGGTAAAGTTCTTGGTGAGCGCGGTCTTATCCCCGCGCTGGAACGTAATGATGCTCAACTTACACACCTCCTAAAAGCCGATTTGGGTGAACACATAGCCGATAAAAACACCGATGATGGCCGTTACTGCATAGCCGACGGCCTTACGCCACAGCTCTCCATCGCGACTCTCCAGAGTTTCCAGCCGTTTTCCCTGCTTTTCCTGCTCCCTGACCATGCTCTCCATACTCAGGGCCAGCTTCTCGACCGAAGTGGACAGTGCGCCCATTTTGCTTACGCTTTCCTCCAGCAAGGCGATTCGTCTGTCCTGACGGGCATTTTCCTCTTCGAGCCGACGCTTGAACTCCTCATGCTCGGCTCGCGTAATAGGCTGGTCCATCTGAACCTCCCCTCCTTCGTCATACAAAAAATGAGGGGAGCCGGTTCTCCCGACTCCCCTGCGCGATCACTCGACCTCGACTTCGAGGTCCTTCAGGATTTCCTCAACCTGCTTCCGAATCAGCGCCGGAACCTGATCGAGGGTCTTCTTGCCCTTCACAATGAGGGTTGCATAGATGACTGCCATGATGCCTTTCTCCTTTCTCAGTAATATTTTTAAGGCAAATTCCCGCAGGCGGCTCATGCGTTGCCGTCCGCCGCGAGAATGGCCTTGACTTCTTCCCGCAGGTGCTCAGGCACCTGCTCGATGGTTTTCCGCCCCCGGCGGATGAGGTTTGCATAGACTTCTGCCATGATTACGCCTCCTTATCTGCGGCGGATGTGACCGCGATGAGCTGTTCGTACACGTCGCACAGCGCCATCTGGGTATTATCGAGGTTGGTTTCCAGAGAAGAAACCTTGGTTTTCAGGGCTTCATTCTCCTCCTGCAATTCCGCCATCGTTTTCTTCTTCTGCAACTTGGCTACAGAATCGACTCTTACTCTTTTCAAACCCATTACTGGAAACCTCCCTGAATCGAAGCGATATAACCGCTCTCGCCGCTTGCGCCGCGCTCTGCGGTAACGCGGAAATTGAATGCAAAGCCGTTGGTCGCAGTCTGGTTCGTGAACAAATGGTTCCGGCCATTCCGGGCCTCGGTGGTGGCGTCCTCCCATACCGGCGAACTGTCCTTGCCGTTGTTCGTGACCTCCACCTTGAACATAGCGTCGGCGGGAATCAGACCGCCGACTCTGATGGCGCAGAGCGTGATCTGGGCATCCGCCTCCATCGGCTGCGCCAGCGTGATGTTGGCGGCGGTGACGGCCTTCGTAAAGGTGAACGTCTTGGTGACGGTGGCCTTGCCATCGGTCACGGTAACGGTCATGGTGTGACTGCCGTTCGTAATTTTCTGGAAATATTCACCGGTGACGGCGAAGCTGTTGGTGGTCTTGCGGGTCGCGGTGTAGGTTCGCTTGGTCGTTCCGTCCAGCTTTTCGGTGACGGTCAGGGTGTCCACCGCATCCTCATCATCCACGGAGTACGAGACGGTGAAGCCGCTGGACTTCGTGCCGAGGTTGGCTGCGCCGGAGGTCGTGATGGTCGGCGCGGTGTTGTTATCGACCGTGCGCTTGGTGGACGTGGTGTAGCCGGACTGAGCGTCATAGCTGTCATACGCCTTGACACGGTACATCACGGTGGACCAGCCCTTGGTGATGGTGTCGGTGTAGGTCAGCGCGTTGCCCTTGTACACCTGCGTGTAGGCGGAGCCACCATCGGTGCTGCGCTCCAGAATGTAGCCGGTCAGGTTGCCATCGCTGTCACTGGCCGCAGTCCACGAGATCACCAGCGTGCTGCCGCCCTTGACATCCTTCGGCACCGCGATGGACGGCGGCGCAGACGGGGCGTTGTTGTTGACCACCGTTACCTGCGAACTGGTGCGCCAGCCAGACTCCAGACCCTCGGTGTCGTATGCCTTGACGCGGTACATCACGGACGTGGTGCCGAAGGCGACGTTGTTCGTAGTGCTGGTGGCCGTACCCTGATAAATCTGACTCCACGAACTGCCGCCGTTGGTCGAACGCTCTACCTTGTAGCCGGCGAGATTGCTCTCAGCATCAGAGCTTTTTGCCCACGAGATCGAAATGTTCGTGCCGCCCATGATGGACGAAGGAACGGAGATGCTGCCTGGGGTAGAGGGTGCGGTGTTAGTCGAGACCGTGCCATCGTCAGACACCAAGAGAGTAGAAGGCAAAATCAAAGCGGGGCGAATGCCGGTCGAGTAGGAGCAGCTGGTGTCGCCACAGTCGCCATCGGAGCCGACGACCAGCGCGCGTTTGGCGGAGACGTTGCAGCCCGGAGAGCGGAGCCACCAGCTGGTGGCAGAACCGTTGAGATAGGCAACACGCTTGGAATCCGAATCATGATCTGCACAGCCCTTGAAATAGGCTAGCTCTGCACCCTCGCCGCTCGGCATATAGTCGTAGCTGAAACTCGTTTCGGTCGCACTGAGCAGGAAAATCTTCGCAGACAGGCCATTCGAGCCGCTGGTGACGGTCTTTGACGTACCGTGGCCCTTGCGATACGGAATCTTTACCTGCTTGATGGCGTTCTTGACGCTCGACTCGACCAGATTCAGGAACGTGCTGTTCAGGTAGGAATGGATGGTGCTTTTGGCATAATCGTTGGTGTTCGAGCTATCCCACTGGCGGCTTTCGTAGATGTCCTTCATCAGCAACCAAGTACCGTTGCAGCTATCGTCATAGACGCTGGACGGCTTGCCCTGATGGACAACGATAAAGTTTCTGGAAGAACCATTTACTTTCAGCTTGATGGTGCTGCCGACTGCTTTGGAACCCAAGGTTACATAAGCCATAAAAAAGGCCTCCTTTTATTGAATTTATAGTAAAATTTTGTTTCAAATTGAGCGGCGGTGAACGGGATAAGTTCATTCGTTTCATTAGAACTCGATTCTTTTTGCCGTGGTGTTCCAAACACCCTCCACGATGGTCCCGTCCAGCGTTTCAAACGTGACCGTGAACGGGTTCCCGGTGACGGACGTATTGAACATCAGTTCCAGCAAAGCCAGCCGGGCGGACACGTCGGAGATGCTGTTTTGGATGGAGTGGTGGGCTTCTTCGTCTTCATCATGGGCATCCACGAGCTTCTGGGCCTCCCGGAGGAACGCGGGGAGCATCGTGACAGTGCAATACTGCTCCACATCTTCCGCCGTCATCCACGCCTCGCACTTATAGTCTACGGTGACGCCCAGTCCCTCGCCGATGACGATACACACCGGGAAGCGGCGGACGTCTACTCCGGTGTCAGAGGCGGCGCTGACGTACTGCGGATAATCGCCCAGCGTTCCGTAGTAGATGAGAACTTCGCCCTTGTCCGGGTCAAAGGCGAATACGCCGAACTCCCGGAGCCAGAAGCCGTGGTCAAGACCACCGTTCAGGTCAGAGCGGTATTCCACGATCATGCGGACGCTGGCTCCATCATAGACCGGCGCAGTCGATGTGCCCGCAGCGACCGGCTCAATCAGCGCGGTCATGGATGCGGGCTTCACATCGTCCGGGACGATTCCGCTTCCCACCATAATCTTCGAGATCGGGAGCTGCTGCCCTGCAACCAGCTTGGCAATCAGCTCTCGACCGCTGTCCGTAACAACAAAGCCATAGTAGCTCATAACTCATCCTCCTCGATTTCGGGCAGTTTTGTCTGCGTGATATTCTGTGCTGCGGGGACCGGCAGCACGGTGTCGATGAAGTCCTCGCCAACTGCTATCTCCGGCAGGGTCGTGGTCATATAGCCGCGCCCCAGAATGGCCTGCATCGGCACATCTGCGACCATTTCTGGTGATTCAGTCTTTGCGACCACCATGATGGCTACGCCTGCGGCCTTGATAAAGGGTGCATTCAGCAGCTTGGAAACATCATCTTCCGGCGTCAGGGCGTCGGTTTCAAAAATCATGGTAGCCGGAACATCCGGGTCCTCGCTGTAATGCAGCGGCTTGTCCCAGAACATTTTGAACGCCCGGATGATGTCATAGTAGGTGCAGCGGTTGGTGTTCTTCCAGATTTTGTATATCAGGTACGTTCGGTAGTCATCGTCGTTCAGGACGTAGACCGATTCCCTGGTGCAGGCCAAAGCACCGGCTTCAAGGCGGGTCAGAACCGCATTGCCGCCGATGCCGTCAAGCTGCTTTCCGATTGCGGTCTGGATGTTCCGCTTGTCGCGCAGGTCTTCGTAAAACTGCCGGACCTCGTTCAGCTCATCACCAACGACTTCCATGAGGGCGTCGATGACGGGTTTGTCTTTAAACTGCTCCACAAGATCATCCCGGAGCTTCTGGATGTAATCAACCATCCATGACCACCTCGATTCTGTTTTCGTCGGTGACGGCCCGCTCCCGTGCCGAAATGGACACGCTGCGTTGGGTGTAGCCGGTGGGCATATCGCCGTCATTCGGCGTTGCAAACAGCCATACGTCGATGTAGTCGATGCCAGACACCTGCAAGTTGAACTTCTGCGGGATGACGTTCTCCCCCGCCTCCAAAGCGCCCATCTTCTCCAAGATTTGCTCTTTGACAAGCTCGACATAGTTGGCAGGCGGATTTGTGTTCGGACTCAGGGTGACGCCAACCTTGAACCAGACCTTGACGTACGTCGGGCGGTTGAAGCGCACCACGATGTCCTCCCCATAAACGCCGTGCAGGGTGGTTTCTACACTGCCGAAAGTGTTGATGCCGCCCGCCTTTGTGTTCAGGATTTGCTGGGCAATTTCTGTTGCGTCACCGCCCTCGACCACAACTTCGATGCTGTGCGGCCACCGGCCGGCAGAATCGACTTCATTTGTGCAGTTTTCATAGGGAGCTACGCTCACCACACCCTGCACATTCTTCAGGATGGCGCTCTTGATGCTTTCCAGCATGGCAGACGAGCGGTTGTAGATTTTGTTCGTGTAGGACTTTCTGAACTCCACATCACTCTCTGCGAGCTGACCGGCAACATAGCTTCCCACGTTGACCACGGACTCCATGCCCGGAACAGCTTTCGTGATCTTCGTGATTACGCCGTTCGGAATGAAGATGTCGCCCGGCTCGGCAGTCTCAAATGTGACGATGCTGCCCACAGAAGCAGTGGTCAGGTTTTCTGACAGGACCAGCGTATTGGAGCTGGTTTTATCGACCGCCTCGATCACGATGGTGTCGTTGATGACCGTCACATGGAAGTCCTTATCCGTGATGGCTGTTCCCAGAGCCTCTAGGGCTTCGCTGGTGCTTTGTTTTGGGTCAGGGGTGATGGTGTATAGGTTTCCGTTAAGAGCCACCCCAAGGGCCGTTGTAGCCGCCGGTGATGCAAGGATAACGGTGGCCTTGTTGAAGGATGCTCTCGTGATCTCTGCGTCTGCGCTGGAAACAAGGTTCGTGGCCGGGCTGGTGTCGGATGCAATCGACGTGCCGACCGGAATAGCCGTACCGTCCACGCCGGTACAGAGGATGCTGTAGTAGGACTTTGCAGCCATTCCGCGCGTGGAGCCGCCGAACTGCGCTGCATAGTCAAGGCTCACTCCGGTCGCGCTGGAAACGTACTCCGAGTGATACACATCCACGCCAAATTCCCACAGCTCTGCGATTTCATCTGCTACATTGGTCAGCAGGTGATTCAGCAAAGACTGTGGGTTCTGGCGGGTGTTCACGCCGAGGCGGGCCGACATTCGTTCGTGCATATCATCGAGGATTGCATCCAGACGTTTCGGGTTAGGTCCCTGCGGTGTTAAGCCATATTTTGCCACGGTATTCTGATCTCCTCTCTGAACCTGTCTTCGTCCGTAGTAAACGAGATCGCAACGGACGCACTGCGGTTCTTTTTGTCAATGTCAAACGAAATATCCGTCACATCCTTCACTCCATCGACAGACATCACGGTTTCCCGGATAAGATGCCGGAGTTTGGACTCATTCGGATTTTTGACCAGCAGGTTCTCAAAGTACGGAAAGCCGAGCGAAGGCATCAGCCGCCACTCTCCAAAGAACCAGAGCAAACGAATACGGACAGCCTGTACGATGCTGTCCGTAGCTGAAATGTCGCCTGCCGCCGAGAGTTCTAAGTCCCCGGTGGCATCGAGCTTCAGGTCTATCACGCTTTTCCCTCCTTTACTGCGGCTTCCCGGTCATGCCGCCGCTGTCGCCCCTGTGGACGTGGTTTGCAAGGCTGATACTGCCGTTGGATGCCTTGACATCATCCCTTGCGGTGATGCCACCCTTGACCGTGAGCTTTCCGGTGATGTCCACGCCGTCGGGTGAAATTGCCAGCACCGTGCCGCCGACTGTGATCTGCACAAGGCTCGGCTCCACTTTGACCTTGGCCGAACCGAGAGTCAGTTCTGCGGTCTTGGGCGTGATCTTGGCTTTTGTGTCGCCTGCGGCAATGGCTACGGCATCCTCATCACAGGCCAGCTTCATGGTGCTGTTACCGCCAGATGTGAGGTTTGGAATGGCAATGGCGTTGGTCAAGTCGAACTTCAGTTTGGTGTCAGTTTCCTTGCCGTACATCCAGTAATCGAGCGCCTGCTCACTGAAAACCAGCAGGCATCCATCGCCTTTCTTGATGGGCCATGCAATGGTGACGTTTTTGCTCTGCGGGAACATGACCGGGACGCCTGAGATTTCTGGAAAGTCCATCGTGCTGCCATCGGGCTTTGTGAACTTTGCTTTCGGTAACACGGTGGCGACGCCCTTGCCCGGGTCGTAGCTTTTTATCTCGCCCGGCAGAGCCGTGTGCATATCCTCCGTCGCGCTGCGGGCGCTTTTATTGATTTGGTCAACAAACTCCTGCATCATTTTTGCTTCACCTCCAGCAGGCGGGCCGTGCAGCTCCATGAACCTTCCATATTGTCGCCCTCAATCCGCACCGAGTAGACCCGGAAATAGCCCTTGACTACTTTGCTGTTCAGGTACACATAATCGTCCAGTCCGATTGCGGCGTTCATCAGGTACTCCACGTCCCAGCCGTAGCTGTACCCCTTGTCCTCATTGGAGATTTGGACACGCTCTGGGAGGCCCAGCAGGCCCTTTTCTGCCGAAAGCTCATACACCTCGCGGCTCATCGTATCGCCCGGCTTTTTGACCTGTAAGACGCCGTTGTTGATGCTCCACGTCAATCCGCTGGTTTCGCAGGCTTTCGTCAGCACATTTCTGGCTGGGCCAACGTAGCTGTATCCATTGGGGATGTCCTTGAACTCTGCGTTGTAGGAGAAAGATACCGTCACGCCCATCTGATCTGCGGTGTCCTGAATCAGGGTCTTGCAGTTCACAGCCCCGGAATAACTGACGGAAACGTAGGTGTCGCGGACTTCAATGCGGTTATCCACCAGCTCGATCTCCGTTGACCTGTCTGCTCCGTCAGCCTTTGTCGTGGCAAATGTGACCACGCCGGTGAAGATGAGCGGACGTGTATCGCCATACCCTGCATGGAGTACGACCACGCAGTCGTTTTTGCTCAGCTCTGCAAGGTGTTCGTCGCTCAGATTCCAGATAGTCACTTTGGCCGTATTCTGGCTGTTGGTGTCGGCCTTTTCTACCGAAAACGAAACGTGCAGCGGTCGCTTGCCACTGCCAATTTCAAACCCGGTCGAGCCTGCCTTGCCCGCCGCCAGCCGGTACTGCCTGTCGAAATTCTTCACGGCATTCTCCCCTTTCGATGGCAACAAAAAAGGCCGCGTTTCCGCAGCCCTGAAGGTTTCCTCTTACTTCGCCTTGCTGAGTTCCTTCTTCAGCAAAACGCATTCCAAAATGATATTGTCCAGACGCTCAATGAGCGCCCCTCCACCTGCTTGCATCGGTTCCCGCTTAAAGACTTCAGGTTCCTGCTTGAGACTTTGGGGAGGTTCCGTCGGTTCTTGCTGTGCCGGCTTTTTATTCCATGCCGGATACGTTCTGGCGACTTCCTCTCCCATTTCCTGCGTTTTCGGTATCACTTCGTCTTCCAGCCAGCGAATCGCTGCATAGGGCGCCGGTCTGCGGCACAGGAGCTTCACAGCGTTTTCCGCAGAAAAACAGGTAAAATCGCATCGACCACGCCGCATACCATTGTCCCAAGGAACCTTCCTCAAGACAGATTCAATACGGTTCACGCCCTGATTGCCACCGGTGACGGCTTTTCTCGGCTGTTCATAGCCCGCGATTGCCGCGAGGTCCGGCCCACAGAAGAACGGGGTTCCGTCCGGGTCAAAGACGACCCGCAATTCCTGCCGTTCCGGCGTGGTGAAAATCACGCAGTTGTCACGCATTCCGATCACCTCCATAGAAGCAGCTCCGCAGCCCCTTGTTGCGGGCATCGAAGATTTCTCGAAGAATCACAACGGCGCGTTCCGCCTGCTCAAGTTTGCCATCTGCAAGGTTGCTGTCCACCATGTCGATGGCGACACCGACATCGCCCATACGGATGACCTCGCGCTCAAGGTCCATAGCACTCATATCAGCACACTCCTTTATCTTGCAAGAAGCCCGCTGACATGATATAATCGTGTCAACGGAACTTCTCAGGATTGTTCCGGGCAAGATGTAGGAACCAGCGGTGCTTTGTGAGGGCGAGCCGCTGGTTCTTTTTTTGTTTGCCCGGTTCACATCTTCATTCTAACTTACCGTTCTGGTAATGCAATGAAAGTGACCAATGATATGAGCGTTTTGCGAAAGTTTCCCGTTTTGGTCAGTCCAAGGACTGTCCGGCGGACAATCCAACGGATTCCATGTAAAATCGGCCATTTTGAGCGACATTCATCCCAAAACCTCTGAAAAGCCTCTGATTAAACCCGGACTTTACCAGTAAAAGTATATGGAAATTTGTCTGGAACTTTCTGAGAACGAATTGTCAAACCCGCCATCGAAGATTTGTTCAAAATGAGAATTGATTTTACTGGATGATTTGTTCCAGCATCATGCCGGGACAAATACAAAACGAGCCGTCCCATCGGCAAAATCCTGCCGACCGACGCTCTCCTTTTCGGTCAGGACAGCGAAGATGCCGCTGGGCATATCATCCCGGCCGAACAGCAGGTTGAGCGGAAACTGCGGGACCATCTTGACACCGAGCAGCAGTGGCGTTCCGAGTGAATCCATCACTCCGAGCATCCAGTAGCCGCCTGTGTCATTCCATGTGAATCGCAGTTGATACAGCCTGCTTTGGAGGGAAACTTTGACAACGCTGTCGTTCATGTCCGGGACTTCGATGACGAAGTAGTCCACGAACGCCCTCCTTATCCCAGCAAGCCGAAACTGCTGGCAGCGTTATAGAGAACGGAACCTCTGCTAGAGCTGGACGAAGAACCTGATGCAGAGGAGCCGCCGGACGAGCTGCTTCCTGCCGTACTTGCGGCGGTGGTGCTTGCTTTTCCAGCGGCTTTTGCTGTTTTGCCCGACTTGCCGTAGCTGGCCGGGATTTCTGCGGTGGCTGTTTCCGTCACCTCGATCTTCTTGAAGGCTATCGGAATCTCACGGGCGTAGCCGACCTCCACAGACTTCTTGATGTTCATGCTTGTAATCACCATGTTGGAATACACGCAGTCAGTGGTCGTGACTTCGAGAATCTTCTTGGCGAAATACAGGTCCTTCAGCCGACGAACAACGCCCTCCGTCTTTCCGGGGCCGGAGCCTGTACGCTCCCTCCATGTCACCGGCGTATCGGTCACATAGAGCGTCATATTCAGGGTGTCGGCCTTCAGAACGATGGTGTCGCTTACACTGAAGCCCTTTTCGGTCGGGTACTCAGGCACATCCGCTTCATAGCCTTCTTCGGAGTCGATCAGGGCATCAAACTCGATGTCATCGACGCTGACGGGCTGTTTTGCTCTTGCCATGTACTCTCACCTACTTTGCAAATGCCAGCGCACGGGCCATCTCGCCGGTAGCATCGCCTGCGGCCTTATCCATAGCCTCAGAACTCTTTTGCTGCCCGGCGCGGTCGCCGTTGAACTGGTTGTTGATGTTTACGTTCTGGGTCACAGTGCGTCCACCGGTCGTTCTGCCGGTTGCGCCCCGCCCGGTAGCTTTGGAAACCACATTGGCCTTGGCGATGACCGACATTTCGCCGGTCATGCCTTCCAGTGCATCCTTCACCTTCTTCTTGCCGGAAGTGATGCCCGATGCCATCAGGTCGATCATGTCCGGCATATAGGTGTGGAAGTCGCTCAGGGGGCCATCCTCCGGCTCCGAGAAGCCGAGGAACGACTTGATCTTATCGGCTACGCCTTTTACAGCCTCGCCTACACGACCTACCGCAGACTGGATGCCTGATACGATGCCGTCGATGATGTCGGAGCCCCACTTCAGGGCTTCAGCCGGGAGAGATGTTATCCAGTCGATGGCCGCTTGGATGCCCGTCACAATGGCATCGCGGACGTTGCCAATCGTAGTCTTGATGCCTTCCAGCAGATTGCCTGCTGCCTCACGAATCTTGTCCCAGTTCTTCCACAGCAAAACGCCGATTGCGATTGCAGCGGCGATTGCCAGAATGACCGGGCCGAAGGCGCTGGCAAGAACAGAGATTACCGCACCGACCACCTTGATAACGGTGATAATGCTCTTTACAACAACAAAGGCCAGCTTAATAACGGAAATGACCGCTTTCACAACAGAAATAACGGTTGTAATCACGCCAAAGATAGCTGAGATGCCCTTGACAGCGGCTATGACAGCCACCACGCCCACGGCAATTTTGCCGATGGATTCACCGATGTCTGTCCATTTTTTCTTATCAACCTTCCCGCTCGACAATTCCTTGAAGAACTGAGCGATACCGGAGGCTACCTTGGCTACGGCTTGCTGTATCTCCTCAAGCGCCACCACCGCCGCAGTTCGGATGCCCTCAAATATGGGGACAACCACATTACGGATGCCTTCGCCGATGTAGCCGATGGCCTGCTTGATCTTCGTCCATACTCCGACGATGTTCTGGCGCAGCTTTTCGCAGTCTACGCCAGCTCGTTCGAGCATGGTTCCGAGCAGGCTTTTGTCGCCCCGCATGAACGAGATGAAGTCCTCAATCACGAGGGCCAGCAACAGGAAGACCGCAAAAAAGGCCAGCGCCTTTCCGTGGCCCAGCCCTATTGCCCGCGCCAGCTTCGTAAAGCCGGTTATGGCCGCTCCGATTTTCTTGAGGTTCATCGCCACGAGCATGGCAGTGAACGCCGCAGCCAGAACAGACAGCACACGTTGTGAGCCGCCCAGCTTATCCGTAAGGTCGGTGAGCTTCTGGAGCCAGTCACGAATCATCGTCAGGCCCTTTGCACCAATGCTCAGAATCTTCTGATAGGTCGGCAGGAAGAACTGGCCGACGATCGTTTTGATTTCCTTCAGCTTGGCGATGTACCGCTTTTTGGTGCTTTCGTAGCTGTCGAGACTGCGCTGGCAGTCGCCAATGGCATCCGGGCTTTGCTGGAGGATGGCCTGATAGTTGACCTGCATCTTCGTGAGCTGGTCCAGCTTATCGTAGGTTCCTTTCAGCCCCAGCGTAGCCATCGCCTGCGCTCTGGTGCTGTCGTTCAGGACCGCACCCAGCGTCTTGGCGGCTTCAGACTCGCCCATAACAGCCTTCGTCATGGCGTTTACGGACGCTGTTTCGTCCATGTTACCAAACGAGGCAAGGTCGAGGGCCAGCGAGGTCATCTGCTCGGCCATTTCAGCGCCAGCTTGGCGGGTCATGCCAAAGCCGACAAGCAAGTTCTGCTGATCGGCAAGGTAGGTCTTGATGTCGTTTTTGTTGCGGCCAATGGCATCGGAGTATTCCTGCGCCCATTTATCGACCTCATCCCGCATATCGCCGAAGACAACATCGAACTTGTTCTGCATCTCCTCAATAGAAGATGCCACCTCAACGCAGCCATCAATGGCGCTCTTGATTCCCGCGACGGACAGCGTGATGCCGACCGCGCCGAGGACTTTAGAGGCCATCGACTTCAGCGACTTGATGCTGCCCTCTACCTTCTGCTCGGAGGATTGATCGACCTTGTAGCCAAACAGGATGCCGATGTCGCGTATGGTCATACTGGTCAGCTCACCTCCTTAGCCATATCCTCTACCCGGCCGGCTTCCACGTCCTGCTCCATGCGGTACAGTGCATAGAGCTTCAGAGCTTCGTCCAGCGTATAGCAGTTCTTCAGCTCCCACATGGATGCCAGCCGAGCCTTGATGAGGATATACATTCTCAGCTCAAGCTCTGTGAAACCGCTGAGGTCGAGGTCGCCGTAGCGTTCCGGGCCTGAGCCATCGTCCTCTCCGCCCACTCGGCGACTTTGCCAAATCGGTCGCCGAGCTTCTTGAAAAAACCGTTGTAGTTGGTGCGGATGACCTCAAACGCCAGAATAAACATATCCTGCACATCGGTGCAGAACACCTCGTTGGCGAGGTCTTCCGTAAGCAGGCGCGCCTTTTCGCCCGGCTGCTCCACCGAGATGTTGCTGCCCGCGATCAGCAGGTGCTTCAGGATTTTCTCAACCTTATCGCCATCGAGCGAAGAGAAAGCCCCCGCAATCGCGGGAGCTGCGTCCTCCACCTTGATGTCGAGCAGACCATTGCCCTCCTTTTCCGTGTCCACGGCGGACAGCAGCGGCGCAAGGCCAGACACGAGCGGCAGAACGAGCGCTGCCAGTTCGCCGGTCATGTTTGCTGCTTTGAACGCCGGGAGCGGACGGATGTAGAAGATGTTCTCGCCAACGTTTACTTCGCGGGTTTCGAGCTGCTTCAGATTATTCATCAGCGTCCTCCTTACTCTTTCAGGGTTGCATCGCCGGTGTCAAGCTCCCACTCGCGGTTGTTGGTTTCCTTGCCGCGAGTGACCGGGGCTTTCTTTACGCACCATGCGGCTTCCGTGCTGAACACCAAACCGCCCTTCAGGTCCTTAATCAGAATCGGGAACAGGCCGTTGCCGGTGTCGCGGTCGAGATCAACCATGCCGGAGAAGTACGAATTACTGTCGCTGGTCTGCAACAGGGTGAGCTTGACTTTGTAGGTGTTATCCGGCGAAATCGAGCGGGCAATTTCACCATCACAGCCGGTCTTCTTGGTGATGCCGTCTCCGTTCGGCTCAATGCTGATGAAGCTGTCATCCGCATAGCCGGTGACGATGTGCGTACCACAGGTGACGATAACTTCCTTCGGGTTGTAGGTCTTAATCTTGCTGGACATTTATTTTCCCTCCCTTACAGGTTCTCGTAGGTCAGGCAACCCTTGATTTCCACCACATGGATAGCGCCAGCAATGCGGGCCGAGAACTTGCAGTCCTTCAGAATGCGGGATGCTTTCTGCACGCTGGTCAGGTCTGCCGCCAGCGGCACAGACGTGGTATAGCCCGGAATGGCATTGCCGTCTGCATCATACTCCGTGGGAGCGATGCCGCCGTACTTCTGGCCGTCCTTCAGGGATGCGAGCATCTGGTTCTCAACAAGGCCGATGCCGTTGTCGGTGTAAGGAATCTTCGGGTTGACGATGAGCAGGTTCACGACACGAACCTGCATATCGTTCTGGAGCCAGTCGCGGAAGCGGATAACATCAATCCACTCACCGCCGCCGGTCTTGCCGCCCTGCGTGATATTCTTGGATGCCACGGTAATGACGTAGTTGAAATTTGCAGCCTCCAGTTTCTTGATAAACGTGCTGGTCAGCTTTGCAGGAGAAACGGTCGCAAGCGGCATCAGTGCCCACGTTTCCTGACCGGCGTGGTAGTTCATCGCCTTGACGGCCGCAGCTACAGCCATGCCGTACAGGTTCTCAGCCGGGATGTCGTTCTCCAACTGGTCGGCCGTTTCTTTCGGGAAGAACGGGAAGCTGCGCAGATAAAGGCCGGCATCCACAATGGGTTTATCCGGATCCTTGTCGATGTAGCCGCACAGCTTGTTCTGGGTTTCGGTCCACTGGATGATTTCCTTGACCTTTTCATCCGCCAGACCGACCGGGCAGATGCAGTACCAGCCATTGACGGCCAGCGCGTTCTCCAGAACCGCGCTTACGGTCTGCAATGCAGGGTCTTCACTCTCTTTGTCCACGATGTCGCCCATAAAGGCAACATAGACCTCATGGGGTCTGGGAGACTGCGAAAAAGCCACCCGTGCAGCCACGCCAACAGGGTCGGCGCGTTCACCGGTGGCAACGATGCCCAGCGCCGTCAGTTCCTCCAGACTGTTGTACACGCCAACGGCAGGTACATCTTCAGTCGGATTTGCGGGTGCCGGACCCAGAATCAGGATATTGTCGAAGTTGGCATCGTTGGAGATGGGGGACGCCAGCGAAATGTCCACGGTACAAATCCTATCGAGGTTGTTGCTCATGTGTCATCTTCCTCCTTTACGAGTCGGTTGTTTATCTCGGCGTTCGTGAAATATTCGCCCTCATGGGCAGTCATTTCCGAACTACCACCGCCGCTGGGTGTCGGGGTCACCTGCGGCTCGATCTCGATGACATCATCAGCTTGGATGTCATCTTCGCCACCAGAATGCTTCACGCTGTCGATGTCCAGCGTTCCAGTAAAACCGATGGCGGTCATGGTGAAATACACAGCGATTTCCAGCATTGCTCGGAACTCGTAGTTGGTATCATGCACCAAATCGGTCAAATCCTGAACCGCCGTGGGAACGACAATGGCGATGTCATGCTGGTGACACCACTGCGTTACGAACGGCGAGTTCAGAAAGCTCTCAAAGGCCAGCATATCATCCTCAGCCGTGTTTTCGGCAATGGGGGTGAACCCCGGTGCAATTTCTTCCTGCCTGCCATGAGTGAACAGGTCAATCTGCACAGGAACAGATGCAGGATAAAAGGCTACCGGTGTGCCTTCAATGATTTTGACCGGCGGGTTTCTCGACCGGTTGACGGAGCCGGTGGTCAGCGTGACCAGCGGACTGCCGGGCTTTGCTACAAAGCTCTGCTTGGCATACGTCACGGTTGCTTCAGCAAAGTACGTTTGGGTGAGCTGCACAAGCAGCTTCTTCAGTTCAGAAAACGTCATACGCAGCAATACCCACCTTTCCCATCTGCTCGGATTTCAGGGCGCGGCATACGGTTGGCCTCTGCTGCTGAAACCTGAACAAACTCGCTGCGGCAGTGACCCACCATCGTGTGGTCCCACCCCAGCGAGCTGACACATTCATACCAGTGTCCTTCCGGGTCCATCCGCCCCTGATAGAAAAGCCAGTCGGCTCTGCGGCCGGCAGAGCGGTCTGCGGTATGGAAAACGAGATCACCGAAAGCCTTCATGCGCTTTACGGTGTTCTCACCTTCCGGGAGTGCCTGAAGCTCATCCTTGGAGAGCGGCTGAACATTCAGGGACGCAATGAAGTCTTTATACCAGGAAACCCCATAGCCATCGACAATGTTCTCCTCTCCGAAGCGACGCACAACAAAAGCTCTGCGGAAAATGCCCAGACCCATATCAACCACTTCCCTTCTTGCGAATGACGTATTTGACAGACTGCCGCATCTTGCCGGTATCAATCAGCGGCTTGTCCGATTTTTTCCTGCGGATGGTGGAGGGAGCGTTCGGCTCGTAGCTGCCACTCTCGATTTTCTCTTGAACTAAACCAACGCCAAACACGCCGATTTGCTTCAGGCTTTGCTCGGCCGTTCCGCCCGCAGTAATGGACTTTAGCTGCTGGGCGCACATGGCGTTGATGGGGTCGGCGTTCTCATCAACGCTCTTGCGCAGGAACGGCCGGGAGGGCGCGGTCGAGGTTCCCAGTTCGTTCCACATGGCGATTTGCGCCATATCAACGCCCCGGTCATCCGCGACCTTGCCCGCTTGGAAGCCTACAAAGACCTCCTTGTCCTGAAGCTCATCAATTTGCCGGAAGAACTTCTCCCCCTCTGGGGTCAACCGGTCCCACCCGCCGGTCACCGGCATTCACCCGCAGAATGAATCGAGATCACGACCAACCGCCGCAGCGTCAGATACTCCAGACCGTAAGGCGTCAGCGCCAGTTCAGCATCCGCCATCAGGGTGGTTCCCTGATTTACGTTGAAACTGACGGACGTTTCGCCCTCGGTGTAGCTTCCAACGCGCAGAGCGTCGCCTACGCTTCCGTACTGGTTGTCGCCATAGCCGGCCATTTTCAGGCGATGTGCCGTCAGGAGTGCGATGGCTTGGTCATACAGCTTCCCGAACACCTTCTTGCTGATGAGCGGCGCTGTGAGGTTCAGCCATGCCTCAACGGTCTCATCGTTCAGCACGTCGAACTCGGTGGCAACCAGCCTGAAAATTCTGACGGCATCTTCCATGACTTATTTCTCCTTCGCAGCAGTGCGGCTCTTGACCTCGGACAGGTTTCCCTGCCCGATGAAGAACTTCACGATCTCGTTGTCATCATAGCCGGTGACTTCCTTGGCTTCACCCGGCAGGATCACGGTAGCGCCGATGCTGATGATTTTGTTTCCGATATTCTTCAGTTTCATATCATGGCTCCTTTACAAAAAGATAGGAGCCGCCGCATAAACACACGGCAGCTCCACGGGTGAATCAGCAGATGCCAGTAGCAATCAGCATGGACATGGGGTAGTAGATGATAGCGCCTGCGGTGCGGGCCTCGCAGGGAACGACCATCTCCAGACCTTCAGGCTGAACCGGGTACTGCATGAAGGACAGCGGGTTCTCGATAGTGAACTTGCGGGGGTCGTTTTTGAACAGCAGCGCAACGCCCTTGCCATCGCTTTCTGCCGCATAGGGGTTGGTGTCCACACTGTCGGGGTCCAGCTCCGGGCAGGAGACGATGCGGGCAATATCCTTGATATTGTCCTGAACGTACTTCAGCACGGTGGTCGCAGTGCTTTCGATACGGCGGTTCTGAATCTCGATATACGCCTCGGACGGCAGGGCCAGAGTGTCCGGCTTCTCCACCTTCTTGGTGGTGCGGGCGACCTGCTTCAGCATACCGGTGATGTCGGCCAGAATCTCGTCCTCGGTCTTGTCGGCCCATTTGGTAGAACCCTTTGCGCCGGTTGCAGGGACGTACAGCGGCACATCGTTGTCCTTGGACAGAACGCCGCGCAGGCCGGTCTCGGCATCGCCATTCCACGCGATCTTGTTGTTCAGGTAGTCGATCTGGTAGCGGGCGGACTCAGCCTTGCGGGCATCCAGCGACTTGCCTGCCATAGCAGAGGCACGCATTTCCTGAATGGAGTAGCCGTAGCTGTCACCCAGAGACTTGATGATGGCGGTGGTGGGCTTACCCTTCACATCAGCACGGGGCAGGTCGGTGGCGTAGTTGCTGATAATCTTCGCCATGCCGGTCTTATCGTAGCTGTAGTAAGTGACGGTCTCGGCACCGGGGTTGATTTCGCTGGAGACCGGGAACAGCTTCAGCGCGGTGAACTCCGGGTACTCCACATCGTAGGACTGAGACTTGACGTAATCCAGCTCGCGGGCGAAGAACACGGAGGCATCGCTGGCATCATCGAAGTTCATCTGCGGAGTTTCGACCAGAGCGGCCGGAATCTTGGAGTGCAGCAGAGCGTCGTAGTCGTTCTGGTCGTATCTCATGGATTTCTGGTTAGTGTTCATCTGATTTTGTCCTCCTTCTCTCAGACAGTAGGCTTGGCATCGTCGGTGGATGCAGCGTGACCGTCAGCGCCGCTCGCGGCAGGAACGCCGTACAGCTCCACCGGTGCAACGCCATTGCTGGCCGCACCGATGAAACGACCGGGAATTGCGATGCCGCCCTCCTTTGCGAAACAGCCTGCCTCATCGCCTTCCACGATCATGTGCAGGGCATCACCATAGGCGGGTGCAGCGCCGGTCGCCAGACGTACCCAAACGCGGCCACGGCGCATGACACCGACGTTCTGGTTGTTCAGGACGTAGAGCTTCCCCTCCAAATCCTGCTGGCGGTCGAAACCGTTGATGACAACGCCCTCGAAGTTATCAGCAGTGCTTGCACTGGTCGGCAGCGCAACGCCGCTGCCCGGAACCTTGCCGGTGACAACGCCGACACCGAAATGCAGCTTGCCGGTCGCCTCCTCATTGAAACGGGAGTCCACCGGGTAGTGGAACATATCGTAGATGCCACCTGCAACGCCCTTGCTGGTTGCATAGCCGTAGGTTTTCTGAACACCCATCTTACTTTTCCTCCTTCTTCATTCTGCGGTCGATCATGCGCTGGCGGGCCTCGGAAGCGGAGCTGGTCTGCTTCACAGGGGGCTTGCCATCGCCGTGCATCATCTGGGAACGCTGATAGTTGGTGTCCTTGCGTTCCTTCATCTCGGAAACGGCCATGTCAAACGCTGCGTTGACGTAGGCGGCGCTCTTGCCGTCCAGATGCAGGGTGGGCTTCAGCTTTCCCAGAACGGCCTTCTTGGCATCCTTGACGCTCATGGATTCCAAACCATCCATGTTCAGGCGGTCGCCGACACGGACGACGCGCAACAGCTCACGGAAGTCGTTGGCGGAGTCTGCGTGGTCTTTCTTATCCTGTGCGGCGTCGCCGCCCTCATCGGCGTTGCCTTCATCGCCGTCGCCATCGGTCTGAGTGTTGCCGCAGTCGCCCTCAGCGCCGTCAGTGGTCGTGCCAGCAGCTTTCAGAACGTCGATAACTCCCAGCAGGGTGTCGATGTCCTCGTCCTGCTGCGCGATCACGCCCATTGCGCCGGGCATATCTGCCGGGTCGCCCTCAGAATCGCGGCGGTCACGGCGGTCTTTGACCTGCTGAACTGCATCCGGCTGTTCGCCTTCAGCAGCACCGGCGGTCTGCGCAGGCGGCTCTGCGGTAATACCGCCGTCGGCCGCAGCACCAGAACGCTCTGCACGGCGTTTCTTGAACGCCTCCACAGCAGCGGCCAGCTCCTCCGGGGTGGGAGCGCCATCAGTTCTCTTGGTGGTGTTTTCCATGTTCAGTTTTTCTCCTTTCATGCAGTCGTGGCCCTGCCCATCAATGTTGAGCCGGGCCTGTTCACCAGCCCTCGCCTTATCGACAAGAGCAAGATGGTTGATTTCGATGTCCCGCTGAATGGCATCATAGGGTTGCCCCTCCCAGACACCGGGCGTTTCGTCCAGACGCAGGTTGTAGCCGCAGGACAGCTCACGCATTTTGTACTTTTTCAGGCTGTCGGTGTCGTGGATGATGATTTCTGCACGGACATCATCGCCGTCCCGGTAGCCCTCCGACAAAATCGTGCCGATGCTCTCCTCTTTCACGTTGTCTGTGTCAACGTAGCCAGCATCATGCGTTACGATGATGGGCTTCCCCTTGTAGGACGCAAGGCTCTTTTCAGCAAAGACTTCTTCAGGCAACCGCAGCTCCCGGCGCTCGGAACCGTCCGGGTTGTGATAAACAAAAATGCCCACCGATGTCACGATGGGATGGTCTACAAGGTAGCCCTCATCTGTGAAATAGGTAGCATCCAGCGGCAGGCTGTCAAAGCGCTGAACCTTCATATCGTTTTCCATATTGAACAACTCCCCTCTCAGGTCTTACAGGATGGTTTCATCCACGGCCATCGCCCCCTTTCGTGACCGGCAGGTCAACGGTTTTGATGTTGAAGACCGGCAGTGCGCAGCAGCGGCACTGGTAGTCTTTGCCGGGGTGACAGCGCCGCCCGGTCTTTTCATCGACCACCGGCGGGTCATCCCAGCGGAACCGCTTGTGGTTCAGCGCAGCATGGCTTGGGCGGACGCGGCTATCGCCAGAGGTTGACCAGACGTACTCCACCACGCCTGCGTCCTGCTGTTGCTGCTGGGTGATGTCACCGTTCAGCTTGGCGATCTGGTCGCGGGCAAGCAGTTGGGCGTGCCGCCGGTCTACGCTGTACGTCCGCTGAATCTGCTTGACGATGGTCGTCGTGGTTTCGCCGTTTCGATAGCCCTCCAGTGCGATCTGGCACATACGCCCCAGACTTTCCTGCGGGATGGTCTTGATGAGCGCCACGTTGTCCTCGACCCAGCGTTCCATCATCGTTCTGTACAGCTCGCCGGTGTAGTAGTCATCCATCAGGTCGATGCCCAGCGTGGACCTGACGGCTTTCTTCCACTCCCGGATGCTCAACTTCCGCGTGAGCTTTGCCATAGACTCGATCTTGCTGTGCAGGCCAAACATAGAGGTGCGCCGCTCCAGCTCCACGGTCATCTTGGAGAAAACCGTTTTGACCTTTGCAATCAGGTCTGAAGCGTCATCATGGCGCTGACCAGCTTCACGCTCTGCGCGGGCCGCGTCCCTGATCTCCGGCAGATACTCCTTCAGCAGTTCGTTCAAGATACGGATGTAGGCATTGGTGAGCCGCTGGAACTCGCGTTCCGCCTGCACAGGGTACTTGGATGAATATTTGCATATCAGGTTATCGTGACTGCCGAAGCGGTGGCGGAGCAGGTCTTGTACCATGTGTCCGTGGACGGTATCATTCACTGTTTTCGCCTCCTTTTCTGGTTCTGAACAGCAAAAAAGCGGCGATTTGCACCGCCGCAGTTGAGATTATGGCTTAATGCCCTCTGAGAACTTCTGATGAGTGCCGGGAAACGTCCCAAATGTGCTTGTGGGATAATTTTGTGTCAGAGGATTGAAAGCCGCTGGATGGCTTTATTTGCGGCAGTTGCGAAAAGCCCCTGCCTGACGCTCGGCCCCGCGCCCGCACCGTTGGCAAATTTGAACGAAGTGAAAATTTGACAACAGGTTACGGTTTGGTTGGGTAAGGTACGGTTATAGTCGGACGCTCCGCCGGATTGTCCGGTGGACGTTCCTGCGGATTTTGGCCTATTTTCGGCCATTTTTGAATATTTATCCAAAAACAGGTGGATATATTCCAAAAACAGCCAATTCTGGGCTTTGCGTTTTCCGACCATTTCGGTGATTGCGGTGGAAAAGCGGTTCTTTTCTGGTTTACAATCGCCTTGATGCAGGTTTACAATGTGGTGAACTGCGGTAAAACAGGCGGTTCCTTACACAGTAGGCGGAAGGTTTCCCGGCCCTTCGGGGTGATGAGCGTCTGGGTTCCGGCCCAGTCGTTGTGCCGGCCCTTGCCCTCTTTCACCTCGAACAGGCCGTTGTTCTTTGCTGCATACGGCATCAGCTTGTTCTTCTGGTCACGGTAGACGTACTTATGGTCGAGCAGCCAGCCGATGAAGTCCTTCTCCTTGATGCCCAGCTCCTTGGCGGTTTCGCGGAAGTTGGTCAGCAGGTTCCGGGCCACCAGCTCGTCAAAATACTCAGCCTTCGGCTGCATGATCTGGTTCTGCGCCGTCAGCTCCTTGATGCGAGCATCGCGGTCAGTCATGGTCTTCTGCGCGACCAGCAGGGCCTTTGCCATAAGCTCCTGCGGTGAAAGCTCCTCCTGCCCGGCAATGTAGCCGCCGTTCTTGCGGATGCTGGGCAGCACCACGGCCGTGACCCACTTGCGGAAGGGTTTGGCCTCCGGCTTATCGCTGCGCAGGATGACGTTATACAGGCCGGACTCGCTGATAATGCTCATCATCTGCGAACCGCCAAGGGTGTAAATCTGACTGACCCCCTTTTCATCGTCATCCAATCGGTCAGAAACCATGCGGCTGTTGCTGAGGCCCAGCACATCGCACACATCCTTCAGGACGAACCACGGTTCGTCGTTGATGCTCATGGTGCGCACCAGCTTGTTTTCCTCGTACTTGAAAATCGTAACTTTGTTCATAATCTATCTCCGTTCCGTTTTCTGAGATGGGAAATTCGGGCAAAGAAAAAGAGCGGTGGTTTCCCGTCGCTCTTACACAGCAGAAAAGCCGCAAACCTCACATGAGGCTTACGGCTCGCTGCATCAGGCTATTCTGTTGTAGATACTCCAGTCCACGAAGGGTTATCCTCGTTCTGTGGCCGAAGACCTCGATATATTCGGCATCCTCCAGCAACCGCAGGAGCGCAAGCCATCTGTTGGCCGACAGCCCCAGAGCGCTTGATGAAATCTGCGACATATCAGGTTCGTCATAGTCCAGCGCCTGTTCCAGATAACTCAGGATGCGGTAGATTGCAATGAAGTTGTACATTGCAATCACTCCACCTTCTGCCCGTTCTTCCATGCCTCGCGGGCTTGGTTCAGGCTCATGTGGTTAGTACAGTCTTCTTCGTCCGGGTCGGCAAGCTGCATGAGTTCGTCTTCCCAGCCGCATACGGGGCAAATGTCATAGTCTCCAGCATACTCAAAAGTATACTGACCACAGACTGGGCAATCATAGCTGTCGCCATACTTTACCTTTTTGAGTTCTTCAAGACTCATCATTTGTTCTCCGCTTCCTTTCTGCTATTATAATACGCCACCGCCTTATCAAGGTTAGGCGCACCATTTTTCCCACACTTTGCCTTCATATAGGTTTTGAGAACACCTCCGGGAAAGCCGCTCGCATATTCCGTCGTTTTGGTGTTGAACCTTACGATGGAGCCGTCCGACCGAGCATATCCAACAACGTCCCCTCCACAGGGCTGTTTCAGAAAGTCGATGCCTTTCTGCTGGTATTCTTCTTCCGACTGGATGCCCATTTCCTCAAGGCCATGCCGTGTAGCGTGGTCTTTAAGTTTTTCAGGAGAAGCAAACCCAGTGCAGGGGGCATTTTCGCCTTCAGGAGATACCGCAGGCCCGCTTTCGGTTGAGCCAGAGCCACTGCTCTCGCTCTCTGCGAACTGCCCGTTTTCATCCCGTGGATGGTCGGCTTCGTTGAAGTCCATCCTATCTTTCATCTTAGCATTTTGTGCATCCGATGTCAAACCGGGATTTGACGATAAAACGTCGAGCAGCGCGGTGATACTCTGGGCAAACGGCGGGAACAGATGTTCCGGATTCTGAGTGGACAGCTCGGCCACCTTTTCGGCGGTGATGAACCCCGGAGAGGTCATCTCGCCATCAGCGCACCGGATGCTGCCGTCAAAATCCGTGCAGAGAAACACATGGGACGGGCAGTACGGCGGTTTCAGGTCACTCAGGAAGGCTACCGGCATGAGGTCTTTCGGCGTGATGCCAAACTCCTCCCGCGTTTCGCGGATAGCTGCATCTTCCGGGGACTCCCCCGCCTCGATATGCCCGCCCGGCCCGCCGATGGAGCCTTCCTTCTGGCGTGTGCCGCAGAGGAACCGGCCATCCTGAACGACGAGAACGCCGACGCCATAATCGGTGTCGGCTGCATCAGCATTGGCCGCATGGGGTGGCGCTGTCTGAATGCTCTGCTCTGCGCCGCCCGGTGCCTGTGCCTGCTCCAGATTCCTCTGGGCAGCTTCCACGTCGCTCATGGCGTCCGGCTCGGTGCCCAGCAAGGAATGCAGCAGATCATCCTCGTCATCCTCGGAGATGATGTCCTCGACATCGAACTCCTCATCAGATGCAAGGCGGCTGCGGACCTCGGAGGGGTCAATGGCCTGCATATCGACATAGAGCTGTGCGGTCTGCGCCTTGATCTGCTCCGTCTGGGCCTTGGTCTGGTCAACCGCCGCCTGCTCGGTATCGCTCAGGCTCCATAGCGGCTTGAACTCCAGCTTATAGTCGGGTTCCTCAGCCACATCACCTGAAGCGATGCCCGCCCGGAACACGACATCCAGCAGGGTGCGGAGGTTGCGTTTCAGCATCAGCCGCTGAATCTTTTCCACGAAGTTGTAGTAGCTCTCGAAGTCGCTGTCGCCGGTGGCGTTCATGCCGGCCGGGGACCGGCCAAACAGAATCGTCTGCGGGATGTTCGTCAGCGCCGACAGCATATTGCAGGTGGCGTCAATAACATCCTTCACGCCGGAGAACTGGAATGTCTTGAAATCGTAATTCTCGCCCTCGGAGTCAATGGCAATGCTGTTCAACAGGCCACGGGAGGTATCGACGAGTTGCAAGCGCTTCAGCACTTGGTTCTCGCCGTCATCCGTGGTCAGGAGGGAGGCAAGCCCTTTCATGCTGTAGATTGCCTGCACGCTCCGCTCCAGCAGCTTTACGCTGTCGGTGTGGGCGGTCACGGTTTCCCGCAGTGCCCTGCGGATGCGGACGTACTCCGGCATCCCCCAGAACAGGTAGGTTGCATTGGAGGTCTGCTCCGGCAGAACGCCATTGCGGAACACCAGACAGCGGCTCTCATGAACCTTGAAGGAACCGTAGATGCTGGAAACATAGTAATATTCCGGCTGTCCGAACTTGGACACCCGGTTCCCCACACCCTTCCCGCCGTAATCCTGCTGGTACAGGCTGGAGGAATCGGGCTGCACGATGGAGCGCTCATAGACGCGCAGCTCATCAATGCTGCGGATATGTTCCCAGTCAACAGGCTCTTCCAGCCCGCGCCCATCGTCGATCAGCATGACGATAAGAGCGCCGCCGTAGAGTCGCGCCCACTTGATGGCGGTGGCGGCCTTCTCCTCCCATTCGAGATCATCCAGAGCGTCTTCCACAAAGGCATTCACCTCATCGCTTTTCAGGTTCAGGTCGAAGCCATGTTTCAGTGCTTCCTCGGCAGGCGTATCAATGATTTTGGAGAACAGACCGTTGCCCTCATACAGCCCAGTGAGCTGCATATCAGGAATGACCGGCTCCCGCTCAAACTTGTACGCCTCGGAGTTATCCTGCTTGGTTCCGTACTTGTTCAGGAGGTTCACATAGCCATCCTCACGATGCGGACGCACAGCGCCGTTCTTTCGCCGCAGGATTTCGCGTCCCCGCTCATTTAAGCGCCGACGTTCGGCCTCATCTTCAGGTATGTGCATTGCGCTCCCTCCTTCCTGTTAAAACTCAATGCGTCCATCGGCCTCATTCCAGATACCGCTGGACACGACAACATCTGTCAGGGTGTTAAAGGTGACGTAGTACGGATTGCCGGTAACATCGGCGCTGAGAATCAGCTCCAGCAGCTTCACGCGGGCCAGCAGATCATTGATGTTGGACTCATGACCGTTGAGCAGTTCCTTCAGCATCGTCCAGAACAGCAAAAGGTTCCCGCTTCCCAGATACTTTTCGGCAGGCGAGATCATGCTGCTGTAGATGCTCTTGATGATGCTATCATCGGCCTTTTCCACGGTTTCCTGCTGAACATAGCCCGTGAGATCGACCTCGGCAGAGCCAACGATCTCAAAGATGCCGTGGATGAGCTTGTACGCTCTGTACTGCTTCCCAGCTTCACTGTTGTTCTTACGAAGGAAATAAATGGTGTCAGCGTTTGCCTCACTGGGCGCAGGGAGAGCATCGACAGGGACGGCTTTCAGATGCCCGGCCCCGTTGACCTTTTCCTCAACATCTTCCGTCGTGGCATAGCCGGAGTCGTTCTCCAGCGCAGAGGTCTTGGTCGGAACCTCGATGTTCACGACTTTGTTGTCGGGAGGGATAGCCTGCCCATTCCTCTGGATGCTAACGATGACGTTTTCTTCCGCATTGGCAGGAGCATGAGCCGACTGCACATGAGCTTCGCAGGTCTTCAGTGAATCGTTGATGTCATTGATGATGTCTTCCATCGCAGAAGACAACTCTGCAATCTGTTCTGCCGTGTAACCCTTTGCCTTCAGAGAAGCAAGCCTAAGCGCTTCAAGCGTGTTGAGTTTGTCGCTCATGTTCGCTTTCCTTTCCAAAAATAACAGCGGCAGGAGTCCATTCCCCTACCGCTGCATTCTTACTTATGGGTTATCAGGCGGTTGCGCCAAAGACCTCGGTCAGCATCTCAGTGACTTCAGCATCGGTGGCAATGGTCATGCCGTCCAGCTTGGTCTTGTCAGATGCGGTCATCAGGCCGTTTGCGCTCTGGGTGACCTCCGTATAGGTAGTGTCCTGCGCAGGGATGCCCAGACCGGTGATGTCGTTCTTGACAACCTTGGTGGTTGCGGTCACATGGCCCAGAGCATCCACAGTCACCTTGTACAGGCCGCTGGCAGCGGCAGTGTGGGTGGGATGGGTGTACTTGTTTGCACCTTCCTCAATGCCGCCCAGCTTGGTCTTTTCGGCGGTGGTGTAGTCGTTGGTGGACAGGCCCTTGCCGGTCTCCTTCTGGACGTAGCCGCTCAGGTCAACGCCCCAGTCGCCCATCTTTTCCAGAACGCCGTCAATGACCATGTACTCGTCGTACTTGTCAGCCTCACCGGCAGTGCCCTTGGAGACCATATAGATATACTGGGATGCGTCAGCAGCCTTCAGGTCGATGTCTGCGGTGGAGTTCACGACCTTACGCTTCAGGTGGTCAGCAGCGGCAACGGCCTTGCTGATGGCGGTAGACACCTGAGTTTCGGTCTGGAACTTCTGGTCGTTGGTCAGATCGCCGACCTTGGTGGGCACGGCGATGTTGACGGACTTGCTGCTGATGGCCTGCGCCGTGCCGTTCACCTTGATGCTCTCGATGACGTTGGCCTGTGCGCCAACATCTTCCAGAGCCTTAACACGAGTAGCAACAGCGTCGCTCTCAGCCTTAGCTTTCTGTGCGAGCTGCTTCAGGTGCTTCAGGCGGGCCAGCTTTTCCTCATTGTATGCCATATCGTTCATTCCTCCATATCTTTATCAGGCGTTATCGGTGGAAAATACTTCACTCAGCATTTCGCTCACCTCAGAATCGGTTGCGATGTCAACCGCCGCAGCGCCCAGCGGGGCGAGATCACCGGCGGCATTCTGGATGGTGTACGAGGTGGCAACCCCGTCCACGACCACGGAGAGGACCTGGCCGATGTAGGCGGTCGGGTTCGTCTTCGCATAGTTCTGCGCGTCAGCCATAGACGGCCACACGCAGGTGGGGTCAAGAGAAAAAGCATCCTGACGCTTCATGCTCAGGGGGAACTCCATGTTGGAGTAGGTCTTTGCGGTATTGTTCACAGCCATGTTCAGTTCCTCCCCTCTTAGCCCAGCGTTACCTTGAGGACTGCGGCGTTGCCATAAGCAACGGCAGGCTCAAAGACCCAGACGTTATAGTCCTTCGCTGCATAGCCGTTTGCGCCCTCAACGGGGACGGTGGACTTCACGAAGGTGCTGGTGACATCTGCGTTCATGGCGGTTTCGTTGATGACCTTGGTGACGCCCTTTGCGGTAGCAATGCAGGCGATGGCCACACGCTGCGTACCGGCAGGAACATTCAGGGTCAGCGTACCGGCTGCGTACGCCTTGCCGGTTTTGCCCAGTGCGCGGATGGCCGCACTGTCCAGAGCAGGCTTGCCGGTAGACGTGCCATAGAAAACATTACGGAACGGGGTGTAGGATCCGGTGTCCTTGGTCTTAGTGCCGGCCGCAATGGCCACGACAGGGCTGGATGCCGCGCCGAGATTATCCTTTGCGGTCACGCCTGCACCGTGGGTTGCAGTCACGCGGTACTTCAGGCTGGACACGGCATTGTCGCCGCCTGCATCGCCGATGATGAAGCCAGTGCCGCTGTTGGTGTCAGAGCCAGCGGTCAGGGATGCTGCATCAGCAGTAGCCACCTGCGTGGTGGCCGCATTGGTGATACGCTCAACCTTCCAGTTGGTGGCGGTAACGCCGGTGGCCGGGCCGTACTGGTAGGAGCCAGCATTCAGCGTTGCGCCAGAGTAGGCCGCAGCAGCTACCTTAGTGCCGGCCTCAACAGCACCAGCACCGGTCAGCGTGAA